AAGAACCTCACGCTCATCTCAAACTAGAGAGAAAACTGCCAGAAGGCAGCCTTGGCGACCACCATCTAGGTTGGACGCGCCTGAGCCACCAGCCGGATTTCAATATCGTTGGATTCGTGCTGAAGTCATGGGACAAGAAGACAAAAAGAACGTAGCATCTCGAATGAGAGAAGGTTACGAACCAGTTAGACTGGAAGAACTTGGAGACTTTGATGCCCCGACTGTTGAAGATGGCACTATGAAAGGCGTTGTTTCAGTAGGTGGATTACTGCTAGCCAAAATACCTAAAGAAATTGTTGACGAACGAAATGCATATTTCCGTCAGCAAACCGAAGATCAACAGGAAGCTGTTGATAATAATCTTCTAAGGGAGCAGCATCCTAGTATGCCTATAGACAATCCAGATAGGCAATCGAGAGTAAGCTTTGGCGGTGCAAAAGAATCTAAATAGATTTTACACCTAACAACATTGTTCAAAGATTTTGGATTAATAACTAATAATTTATTAGTCTAAGGAGGACTATAATTATGGCAAATAAAGACGCAGCTTTCGGGTTTAGACCCGC